CCAAGCTATATCTGGTAATTGGTCTTTCAATCCTGAAAATTACGAAGATAATCAAGTGCCAGTATCTACAATGGCAAATGATTTATTAACGACTTATAAGTATGGGTGGAAGACATCTTATTATCAAAATACATATGACGGTAAAGTTGAAGATGAACCAATGCACCCATTGACTTATGAAGAAGCAGAAATAGGAAGTGTTAATTTACAACCAAACCAACAACCAAATATATTACTAGATACTAAAGAGGAAATAAAGATTCCACAAAAAGAAGAATTGTCGGAAGAGGAATGCGAAGCGTGTAATATATAAGAAAGAGAGAGTATGAATTTTGTTGCGAACATACCACATATTCGTTGCTTTGTTAAAAAAGAATATGTCCACGATTTAGAAAGAGGACACGGCGAATATATAGAAGCAGTATTAATCGCAGTTAAGTCAATGAGAGGTAAGGCGTTGATGTTTGAAGCATACTTACCTGAATATGGTGCTTGTTATGATAAGTTTCCAATAAGTGCGTTTGTATGGAGAAAGAATATAGTTAATAGTGAACAATTAAAACTTCATCAATTAGAACTTTGGGATGCTTTTAGTTATCATATTCAAATATGGGAAAAGACTTTATTAAAGAATTGTAATGTTAAGATATGGATAAGAGATAAAGGCGAAATGAAAGGTGAATATCTATTTACTATCGATTCAGTCCACTCGGATCCAAACACAATAAATACTGGAGTGTCGGAGGTACCAACCGAACACAAACAATTTAATTTTGGTAAGTTAGAAAACGGGCAATTCTTTGCTCAACCAAATAACAGAATGCTTTGGTACGAACAATCTCTTACTCCAAAAGAGTTAAAACAACCTGACTTTAAGGTATGTGGGAGATATTACTATTGCGAACAAGAAGAACAATGGAGATATGGCGATAGTGATGATTATTTTTATAAAGGAGAAAAGGTAAAAGATGAGTGATAAGTTAGACGCATTAGTAGAACAAATAGGTAATCTTACTATGCAAGAAGCAGCCGATATGGCAAAGATGATGGAAGAGAAATGGGGTATTCAAGCAAGTAATATACAACCTAGTGCTGCTCCAGTTGTAGAAGAAGCAAAAGCTACGAAGAGTGTATATCTAATTGGTTTTGAAGATAGTAAGAAGATTATGGTTATTAAGACTATAAGACCTATACTAGATTTAGGATTATTAGAAGCAAAGAACTTTGTTGAAAAATCAGCAAGTGAAAAAGTAGAAGTTAAAACGGATTTAGAACCAGCAGAAGCAGAAAAGATTTCAAAAGAACTTATAGCAGCAGGTGGAAAGGTTGAAGTTAAATAAGAAGATGACGAGTACCGTTTTTAATAAAGGAAAAGGTTTAGACTTTACAAAACAACCTATGTTTTTTGGTGAAGATTTAGCAGTACAAAGATATGACGATATGAAATATCCTATCTTTGATAAATTGACACAACAACAATTAGGTTTCTTTTGGAGACCAGAAGAAGTATCTTTACAAAAAGATAGGTCAGATTGGGCAATATTAAGAGAAGAACAGAAGTTTATATTTACTAGTAATTTAAAATATCAAACTATGTTAGATAGTGTACAAGGTAGAGGTCCGTGTTTGGCATTTTTACCATTTGTATCACTACCAGAATTAGAAGGTTGTATAGTTGCTTGGGATTTTTTTGAAACTATACATAGTAGAAGTTATACATATATTATCAAAAATTTATATAGTAATCCTTCAGAAGTTTTTGATACTATAATAGAAGACGAGAAGATAGAGAGAAGAAGTAAATCGGTAACTCAACATTATGATGAACTTATACAATTAGGTAATAAGTGGTCATTAGATAAGTCTAAAGTTGATGAATACGATTTAAAAGAGAAACTTTGGCGAACTTTGGTAACGGTAAACATACTTGAAGGATTAAGATTTTATGTTTCCTTTGCTTGTAGTTTCGCTTTTGGTGAATTAAAACTAATGGAAGGTAGTGCAAAGATTATATCATTTATATCAAGGGATGAAAGTCAGCATTTAGCAGTATCACAAAGAATAATTAATAACTATAGAGGTCCTGAAAAAGATAAAGTAATGGACAAAGTTATTAAGAATAATGAAAAGTATGTTGGTAAATTATACGATGACGCAGTTGCAGAAGAGAAGCGTTGGGCAACATATCTATTCAGTAAAGGTAGTATGATAGGTTTATCAGAAAAACTTTTACATAACTATGTTGAATGGACTGCTAACAAAAGATTGAAAGCAATTGGTATGAAACCACGATACGATATATCTAATACAAACCCATTGCCTTGGACTGAACATTGGTTTAATAGTCGTGGATTACAAAACGCACCACAGGAAACAGAAATAGAAAGTTATGTTATCGGTGGTATAAAACAAGATGTAGAGAAAGACCAATTTAAGAAATTTAAATTATAAGATAATGGCACAGAAAAGAAAGACACAATGTCCTCATTGTGAGGAAAGTTTTACAATAATTTGGGAAGAAGTAGATTTAGAACCTTGGACTTGTCCTTTCTGTGGTGGTGCATTAGATAAAGAAGACGAAACTGAAACGATTTCAAGTGAGGACGATGATGAAGATAATTGGAATTGATTATAGTTTAACTTGTCCTTGTTGTTGTGTAGTAGATGGTGGTTTTAATGGCGATAATGCAGGTTTAGATAATTGCAGATTCTACTATCTAACAAGTGTAAAAAAATATGAAGGTTTATTTTTAGATGGTCAAATACAAGGTGACTATTTTCCTGATTGGAATACACAACAAGAAAGACACGATAATATATCAGAATGGGTATTTGATACGGTAATAGGAAGTACCGTAAACCCTATGGTTTATATTGAAGACTACTCTTTTGGAAGTAAAGGAAGAGTATTTAATTTAGCAGAAAATACAGGACTTTTAAAACATAAACTATATAAGAGAGGTATAAAATTTGAGACATTGGTTCCATCTGTAATTAAGAAACTGGCAACAGGTAAAGGTAATGCAGATAAGGAAAAGATGTATGATAAATTTTATGAGGAAACAGGAGTTAATATGATGGAAGCGTGTGACCAGACTACACTCAATAATCCTGTTACCGATATAGTAGATAGTTTTTTCATAGCGAGGTGTGGATATGAAACTACAAAGGCAAAGCAAAATTAGATGGTTAGGTTTTACCCTAGCTATTATTGGTGTCTATATTTTAAGTAATGCCCAACCAGATACTCAATGGATTGGTTGGTCTATTACATCTATGAGTTGTGCGATATGGGTACTGAAAGGAATAGAAGATAGAGATATTCCTCGTACTTTGATGGAATTAATGTATGTGATTCTGGCAATTCGGGCTATTTTTAACTGGTTTTAGCCCAAAATCTCCCAAAAACCCTTTAAAATCAACGAAAATTAGTCAAAAAAGTGCTTGACATAGTACTGGAATCGTGGTATTATGTACATATGATTAATAATAACACAAATACCCAAATACTAGAATGGTTAGGAACTTCAATTTTGATTATTGGGGTTGGTATAAACTCTCTAGGATACTATCCTTTAGGACCTATCGTAATGATATTCGGTGGTCTTACTTGGGTTTTAGTAGGATTTATGTGGAATAGACTATCTATAATCACCACAAATCTAGTAATAACTATTGTATCTTTGATTGGTTTATCAATAAATTATGGTATATTTGGATAAGAACAAAATGAGAACATTTAAGAATTATTTGCTTGACAACGATAGTCAAAACTGATAGAATATGAGTATGATTAACAAATTAACATTGCCAAAACCGATGATGATTGATGATATTGACATTGATAGACTAAAGAAAAAGTTTGATGATAATGATATCCACTACAATTCAATTACTACTGATGGTTATTTAATTACTATTATTACTAATGCAATTCCAGAAAGTATTTTAAATCTATTAAAATCAAAATTTACAGCAATGTTTATTGACAAAATTAATAACACTAACAAAGGAGTACACTAATGAGTAAAGTAAAACAAATGGCGTGGGACAACGCAGAAGAAAAAGTTGATAGTATAATTGACGATATGAATAATGGTAAAT